ATCCAGCGAGAACTGCAGATAGTGCTTGGGGTTCTCTTTGCGGAACCGGCAGCCCTGCAAATAGTGGTCCAGGGTGCGCCACTTGTGGCTGTCCAGGGTGAACAGTGCCTTGTCTCGGTCGTCGCCGGGTGGCTCCCACAAATTTGACAGCATTTTGCGCCACTGCGGCGACTCTTTCGCGAGGTCGGCGTATTTGGGAATGTCGGTGCGCTCAATGGTTTCGCCGTTGCCCGTCCCCGGCAGCGGCTTGTCCATGCTCTTGCTGTAAAACTGGAAGACGGTGGCATCATCGTACAGAGGGGCATGAGCCGCTGATGCATGAGCCGCTGATGCATGAGCCGCTGATGCATGGACGAGGTCGCGTTCTGCCTTCAAATCCAAATCTGCGTCCTTCAGGCCCAGCTCCTCCGCGCGGAACGTGCTGAATTGCGGAATGAGGTTGTACGGTCCCGCATTGCGCTCCATGCATTTTTCTATTACCATGATTTTAATATCATACGGAATCTCTCGGAATGTGAAGAGGGCTTCCCCCTTGTAAGTGATTAGTTGGTAGTGCATACCCATGTGATCCGCAATGACATAAAAGTCCGGCTCAAACGAACCCTGGTCTTCCAGCACGCGGTCGTTCAGCTGGCCGCACTGCAGCACGCCGCCCATTTCCCCCGCACGGAACCGCTCCGACGAGAGAATGATGAGTTTGATGCGCAGCACGCGCTCCAGGGTGGAAATGGCCCACGTGTCGGCCCAAAAGGAGCACGACTTCAGCACCTCTCGGAAATCGGCCAGCGTATTCACATGCTTCATGAAGTGAAAATCCTGCTGCAATTCGCGAGTGAGTGCCAGTTCTGATTTCAGCCGTTTGAACTGCTCCGCGTTGCGGCGCGATTCGGAAATAATGGCTTGCTGCTCCTTGGCCTCCGTGGTGCGCTCCAGACGCTGCTTCAACCTCGCATTTGCATCCGCCAGTTTGCGCATTTCGGCTTCTGTGCTGATGATGGAGTCCGCTGCCATAGTGTAGTTTTCCTTGTACCCTTCAAACACCGCTTCGGTGGCTTCCGCCGCCAGCTTGCGACGGAGTTCAGGCACCTCCACGTATTTGCCGCGACTGCGGTAGGCGTCGCGAATCACCGCAAACAAGCAGTCGCCTCCGGCTTCATTGTCTGTTATGCCAAAATTATTGTTTTGCATGTGCGTCTGAATCCACGGCTGGTCGGGCAACTTCTTGTATTCGGTGTGTTCGGCTTCAGCCGTGTCCTTTGTTTGGGCTGGGAGAGAAAGCGCCTTCATCTTGGAACGCAGCGCGGCATCGGCTTGTTCTTCTTCTTCTTCTTGTTGTTGCTCTTGTTGTTGCTCTTGTTGTTGCTCTTGTTGTTGGTCTGGTTGTTGCTCTTGTTGTTGCTTTTGTTGCTCTTGTTGTTGCTTTTGTTGCTCTTGTTGCTCTTGTTGTTGGTCCTCGCGCTTGCCGCGGCTGTCGGCCTCCAACATGCCGGCCGTGACAAAGGAATACACCAACGGGTGCGGCAGCTTGTTGATGTCCAGGTCATCGTCGTCGTCTAAAACCTCACTGGCCTGGTCGGCTCGGATTTCAAACACGCCGATCTGTTTCACCACTCTGTCATCCGTGTTGATTAGGTACATGGGGTAATAAAGGATGTCCTTCTTGTCGGTTTTGCCGCGACCGATTGCAATGCGAATCTCTTTGCCTAAAAGCTCAATCTCGTACATGGTGGCATCATAATCAGCGTCATCCCGCTCCAGCTGCTTGTACTCCCGATAGTTTATGTCTGGATTCAGTTTTGAACGAACCATTCCGAGAGATAATACGGATAAAAATGATTAAAAATTATAAAAAATATGGATGCGTGTAGTATTATATATTACACCCATTATAAATTTGCATTTATTTGGTTTATCTGCTATATTAGTTTTCAGATTGAAAACAGCATATTAGATAACATCGGGCCAATGTCGCAATTCCCATAACAATCCCTGTAATGATTAGCACCACATATTGTATTGGCATAACATATATTTCACCAACATTGTTATTTTGCATTTTGTTTTATATTTTTAATTTCATAAACGGCGGCGATTCGCGCCGCATGATCGCCCGTTTTTCATCCAGCGTCATGTGTCTTACCTGATTCAGCGGGTCGTCCACATTCGGGTCGTACTTTAGATCACACATGGATCCCCGGTTGGCAAAGAACACGTCCATGACCGACACCAGTTTGCTCATCGGTTCCGGCGCATTCCATTCTTCCACGCAAATCATGTCTTCCTCGTTGTTGTTGTTGTTGTTGTTGTTGTCGTGGTTGTTGTTGTTGTTGTTGTGGTTGATTGATTTTCGCGGAATCCACGAACTAACAAACCACTGCGTGTATCTGAACGGCCGCCCCGAATTCGTGCGGTCCGATTTGCCGGATTCGTCGCGGCGCGTCCGATGCACCCAGATCGGGCTGCGGATGTCTCTGTTCCGTTCATATTCCAGGCGGAACCGCCAAATGGGGGCCAGCGTTTTATACAGGGCTTGGCGAAAATACGGCTCGCATGCGGTGCAGAACCGATACCCTTCTTTGAAGTTTTCGGTGCATTCGCCGTTAATGTCGTCGCCCGAGGCCTGCATGTCTCCGCACAGGTAGCACTTGCGCGCAATGATGAAGCACATGTAGAGCGGTGGCGGCAGAATGCCGGCGCCGTACCAGTCAATTTCGTGTGTGTCATACAATGCCGGGTCAATCGTGCGATGGGGCGCATTTTGATCACCATTTCGGTGCTGCGTGATCAGCTTGGACCGGTCGCACAAATGCAGCGGCGTGTCGGATTTTGTCGTCGTCGTCGTCGTCGTCGTCGTCGTCGTCGGGATCGGGATTGAATCATGGTCATAATCATCGGGCACGTCAAGCACTTTGACGACCGCATACGTGCCGCCCGGTTCTCCGGGCACTTGACAGAGCGCGTACGATGCCGGAATGCCGTGAATGTCCGTTTTGAATGCTTGTGAGCTCATTTGGGTCTGTATGCAATGATGTGTAATAATGGTATTCAGTTATTCAGTTGTTTTCAATTTTTTTGAATATATGAAAATTCAAAAAAAGGTAATTTAATATGCAATTAATTTATTTTGACCCAACCCGCGGGAAACAGGTCGCGCGTGTCGTGCTTCAACGCGGGTCCGAACCACGCGCTCGGATAGCACACGATTTTTCCCGGATTCTGGTTGAAATACGCGCCCCACCAGCTGAACGTGCTGTTGGCAATGATGTTGTGGTCGCACACGCTCATCAGTAGCAGCTGCTTCCAGTCTTCAAACATGTCGGGGACCTTGTAGAATCGGCACCGTTTCGCAAATGCAGGGTCGGCCTTGAGTTCGCGCATGTGCTCCAGCACAGCGGTGTTATCACATGCCTGATTGAATATCAGCACGTTGAATTTGACACTCGTGGTCTCATTATCCGGGTTATACAGGTCGGACGATGGCACATTACTCATAATGTGTTGTAACGCCTTGCGATAATAATCCAGCGGCAAAATGGGGTGCTTGTCCTGAATGTGCGCGTAATCACCGATGCGAAAGTGCATGGCAACGGTGATCACGCCGCCTGAAAACCAGGCGCTGCCCTCAAACATGGTCTTAATGCCCTTTTGCTGTTCCAATAGCTGAATTTTGGCGTAAATTTCGTCCCGCACATCGGCAAAATACTTGTCGCTTTGAAAATAGCCCACCAGTTTTAGCGGGATTGAGTTCATGGCTGTTTTGCCAGGTATCTTGCTGTAGCGAAATCCCTGCTCCTGATGCGCCGGCAATTGCAGAAACCGCTGCACATTGGCGTTCGTGGGAAGCACCGTCATTGGTCGCAATCCATGGAGCAGCGTGCTCCAATACGTGGACCGTCTTCCGGTGGCGTCAGTTGGCGTGTGCAGGAAATAACACGTGTCGTCATTTCGCAGGGCCGCTGCCAGCGTGGCAAACACCTGGAACAGCTGGTTGCCCAGGCCGCCGTTGATGTTGACCGTTATCATGTATTATTGCAGATGTGTATTCTTGCATATGTAATTATATTTAAATTCATAATGTTTTTTAAATTTAAAATATTTTACTGGGGGAAGCTTAAACCTAAACCCCCACCGGAACGTCCGCATCATTTGGATTGCGTTTGCGCTTGCGCTTGCGTGTATGACGGGAGCGCGTCAATGTTCATGATGTGCGGTTTGCCGTTGATGTGTTTGCGCTGGATGGCGTAGTGCGCAAACATGGGTCGCTGCAGCTGCTCGTGCGGCACGGCGCCGTGCACGGTGCGCGCGATCATTTTGTACAGTTTGAATTCGGGGTACCGCTCGTCGCCGTTCTTCTTGTACAGCACGTTGCGCCCCTTGTCGTCCTTCAGCCACTCCACGACCACGCTGGCGACCCGGCTTTCTTTGAGGGTGGCGGCGCATTCCGCCTCGTCCCGAATGTCCTCCACAAAATAGTCAAACAGGGAGCACGCCAGGCGGCACAGGTCAAAACTGGAATTGGGGTCCAGCCGCGGTTTTTTCGGGTTCAGGTAGGGGTCGCAGTTGTACTGCGTTGCGGCGTCCCCGCCCCGGTCAAAGCTGTCGCTGCACAGCGTTTGGCCCCGGTATTTGTAAATGGCGCGCCCGAAATCAATGATTTTCATGATGCGGCCGTGCGTGGGCACCCGGTAATACACCCCATTGTAAAAATAGTGCAGGAACTTCTTGTCGGTTTGAACGAACATGATGTTGTTCGTGTGCAGGTCGTTGTGCGTGAATGCAAACATGTGCTGATATGCAATGAGTGCCATGATGACCTGAAATAGGGTGGCCGCCCACTCGGATTCGGTGAGCTCGTTTTTGCCGCACATCAGGCTATCCAGCGTATTGTCGCACTTTTCCATGACGATGGCGTGCACTGGAAAATTGAAAATGTGGGCGTTGTGCACTTCATCATCGTCGTCGTAGTGACTGGAACCGCTGCAGCAATCATCATCATCAGCATCATCATCTATGTCATCATCATCATCATCATCTATGTCATCATTTTGATCCACATCGTGTTCGCTGTTGCAATCTGCGTCTTCAATGCGCGCGGGGGATGATGCGGAAGAGCGGGACGAACAAGAATCGCTGTCATCCGAATTGGTTGAATTGGAATCGGCGGAGCGAGGTTTGATGCTTTGCGCATCCATTTCATCTAGAACCACCATTGAGGAGTCCAGGGCATCAAGTGAGTTAAGTGCGTCCATTGTGACATGTGATTCATTTCTCACAGTTTCTTCAAATACTTGGCTGAATGTGGCATCGTTTGAATTCAAATCTTCCAAATCCAAATCCAGATTTTCTGTGTCACCCAGTTTCAAATTTGCCTTTGTGTGGGTTGATTGAGCCGAATTGAACAATGACGACGACAGTTCATCCACGCGAAATAATTTGTTCTTATTTTTTAAAAAAAAATCACATGTGCTGAAATATTCCAGCTCATCATACACATTCACCGTGAATTCATCTTGATTGGCCAAATATGATCCGTAAAAATCAATGCCGTGCACAAATCCATGCGCATGCAATGTTTGACTGGTCAAATATGTGAAAAATGCATCAACATAAGACGAATTGTTCACGTCGTGCATTTTTTTTTGATGAACTGATCCATCATCGCGCGCGTCGTCGTGCATTGGCAGCTTCAGTAAATCCTGCGACTGCGTGTCATATTTTCCTGACATGTATTTAATTGGATCCAATAGAGGAGAATACTTGATGAATGCCGGCATTTTTGAAACGGCTGCATCTTCGGATTCCGATTTCAATGTTGCAACAACGACGTGTTTGCTTGTGTCCGATGCCGTCACGGATTCAGCAGTGTAACGATGATTTAACCCGATGGAGTTGTGATTGGATTCCGACAGTAAAAAAAAACGATGGTACATGGGGATGTAATTTTGCAAATTGCGCAACCCCGTTTTTGCTTGTTCTAAAGTTTCAAACAACTTGGGTTGATGCTTGCGTTTGCAATAAGTGAATTCAAATGGCGGCATTGAGTTTCAATTAATGTATTTGCGTGCGTGAATATGATTATTTATAACATTAATAATGATGGTTTTAAACTAATATTTTTGCATTTTGGATTTTTTTGCATTTTAAACACTTGGTCCAAAAGCAAAAAAATTGAAGCCCCCCACCCCATTTGAGTTGCATCAATGAATGACATTGAAATCAATTGTGACACAAGCAATGACCGAACATGAAGGAGACTGCGGCGTGTGCGCAACAGCGTTGCCGGTTGGTGCCAACCATGCATACACGACATGCAAACACTTGTTCTGCATATCCTGCTTGCTCAAATGGCACAAGACGAATGCAAAGGCAACGTGTCCAATGTGTCGGGCACCATTGTATGAAGACGATGCGAATGCGCAATCAGTGCGGCAAGAAGCAGTGCAAGAAACAGCAGCACAAGGAACCTGGATGACATTACAAGAAATGGATTTCAATCATGATGAACAGTACATGCACAATAACATGATGTTTGTCGTAAATGCTCATGCGGAGCATTATTGTCGCAACAATCCGACGTGCACTTACATGGGAACCAACAATCTTCGCACCATTCGGAACCAAGAGTACGATAGAATTGAAGTTGGCTCACAGAATCCAAACTGCCATTACATAATTGAATTGCGCGACTCATCTCGTGCATTTCGCTACAAATTTGGACGCATTGAAGACATAAGAATGATGCATCCCATGTTTCAGGGCTTCTCCTGGTTTGTTTTCCGAGAGTTGATTGATCGTTGGGACAATGACAGCGGATACATGCGCACGGTGTGGTCCCATGAAACGCAGCTTATTTCGGTGCAAGATGGGGATGTGAACACACTCAGACAATATGTGCCAAGAATTCGCATGAGCACATGAAACACTAAATCATAACCCAAATAATCACATAAAGAATTTGCAATATCACAATTCACAATTCACAATTCACAATTATTAAAATAAAATTACAAAATAACAACAATCACAATGCCATCATTTTTCAAACATCATTCCAATTCAAATGTGAAAGGTGTGCAAAAAACGCATGTCGCAGCACACAAACTTAAACACACAATTATTAAAAAACCACAACCACAAGGTTATTTGAATTACCTTATGCCACAAAATTGGTTTTTTTCGTCAACGCCATTAGCAGCGCCATTGGCTCCAGAGCCAGTCTCCAGCGTGTTTGAGACCAATGATTGCATTTGGTATTATGGCACATTGTATGTGAAGGAAGCAGTTGCCGTTGCAAAGTTGCAACAAATGCAGGTGCAAGAGCCAACTCAAGTGCAAATGCAACAACCATTTCAAGTGAAAGAATCAGAACCGCAATGGCATCACATCACTGATAATGCGGACGAGGATGCCGAAAGTGTTTCCAGTGGAAATGGAAATTGCATGCAACCGCGCAGCATCGCCAAACAGAACCAGTTGAAATACTTGAAGGACGGAATGCGGTTACGGCACACAGTTCAGTTGAATGATGACGAGTGGTGTGCCACATTTGATGCTCAGGTCAATCGCATCGTTCGTGTGCCCGATGGGGTGGCATTTGACACGTTGCGCCAGTTTGCCCGCCTGCATTGCAATGAAATATTGGCCACAAATGCGACCTTGACTAACGTGTGGTCCGACCCGCATTTTCAGTACAAGGACGATTCGGACGGACAATGGTATCCCTTGGCAAAATTAAAGCAATGAATGCAATGAATAAATGTAATATGCAATCTGCGATGATGCCAATAAATATAAATATATTAATAATATAATAATCACAATTGTTATCATATTATCATTGCATCAAATGATCAATCAATACTTTATTAAACGCAACATCACGTCCTTTTCCATTCTAGTGTTTTTAGCGGCGTTTGTGGCCATCCAAGCATTCAAACCCCGATTCATGTACAATGATGATGGTGGTTTACGTGAATTTGGAATCGGGTTTCGGCGAAAAACGGTGGTGCCGGCATGGCTGGTTGCAATAATTGTCGCAATTCTCTCATATTTGCTGGTACTATACGTGTCCACTCCTCAAATGTACATGTGATGAGATGATGCGGTGGATTTTTTTTGCATGATCATTCGTTGCTGTTATACACGGTTGGCTCCGCAGTGGGTTTTGTCGGCCGTTTGTTTGGGGGGTCCGATGTGTCGTCTGAATCCACTGTGCAAGGAGACTTCTCCATGAGGAACACTGCAGTGATGTCGGTCATGAGGTTTAGAGTGAGCAAGTAGAACACCAGTTTAGCAACGCTTTCTTTCATGCGCACATAACTGACAAATTGGGCTCTATTCTCTTGATTGTATTCAGCCGGTTTCAATTTATCTTGCAATTCGGTGAATGCTTTGTCGGCTTGCAATATATCCGGTTTTGCATCGGCGTTTGTGGTGAGCATGCTAAAAAATCCCCAAGGGTCGCTGCGAATGTAGTTGATGTATTTGTTTATGCGATTATTTTCTCCGCCGGGGGTTCTGTCCTTGAGTATCTTGTCCATGAATGTCGTCACGCCCATTAATTTTATAAACAAGTAACCAAATGTGTTGCCAAATGGTTCCAACCACACATACATGTTTTCTAGCAGCCAAAATATGGGAACAAATAGAATGAGCCACATTAATATTGACCCTCCAGCCACCCACCCCAAATTGGGATTCACGCATTGTTGAGACATTAACCACCACATTAAAATGAAATTCGCTGCCAACATGACCAATAGATACAATATTTTAAGAACAATGTTGTTGTTGTCAGGAGACCTAAAATTCAAAAACAAGTAAATGAGTGAAGCTGTGCCATAGAACGCCAAATTCACGCTAGCGTCAGGAGTCACAACGGGCGGGTCTGATGATGATGATTCTGACATGATTTCCAAATTCCATATAAACAATGTGTATAAATTAATTTGAATTTTTAATGGCATAATGTAATATCATCATTCCATTCACACACATCCATTGCATTCATTATTCATTCATCAATTCATTTCCAAACATGAATTATTCAACTCCTGTGCTCATAGAACCGGGCGTCAAGTATTTTTTTGGCGGGGTGTTGAAACAGTGCAACCGATTGCGCGAAGAATACCACAACACCGTGTTCAATTTATGCATGCTTGGATTTTTTGTCTTTATTTTAGGCACACTATTGTATTACAAGCGCAAGAGCAAACCCACGCCCGAAGAGCAGGTTGTTATGAGGCGAAAACAGCAGGAATACATCCTGTCTAAATTGCGAATGGTGAATTCAGCAAACCATGCTGCATCACGCGGCAACTTCATCACCGGACTTCCTAAATGGGAAGTGCCTGAAGTTGAGCTCATCAAAAATCGCAAAATATTTTTGTAAATCCATGCTAATCCGTGCAATGTGCTCAGGAAATAATGTGTGCAACATATAATGCACATAAAGGAAAATGGAACTAGAACCAAACCCAAAACCGGTGACCAATGTCAGCAAGGCAGACTACGTGGATGCGCTCAACGAATATTACGGGTACAAACACAAATACGACAAAAAATTTGAAGAGGACAAAAATGCCGTGAAAAATGCGGACACGCTGACCCTGCAGCAAAAACGGGCCAAAATCATGCGCATTAAGCGCAACCGAAGGTGTGTGTCATGTGGCCAAATCGGCGGAACCCATTTCACGAATGAGGACGGCGTGCTGCGGGCGCAGTGCGGCAACCGGTCGCAGCCGTGCTCCATTCGCATTGAAATCGTGAAGGGCAAGTTCATGTGTTTGGAAGAGCTGGCCAATGCATCGCTGCGCACGGCAGATTTATTAAAGGACCAAATCATTAAGACCAAGCTGGATCTGCTGTTTAATTACACCACTGAAGAGGAAGCGCTGCGTCAGTTTGAACAGGATCGCGCGGCGCTGGACCAAGCGCTGGAACTCTACGGCGGGTTCCGGCAAAAGTATTTGGACGTGGTGCGGAATGCGGAACGCCGCGAAGAAGTGGATGCGTTGACCGCCGAGTTTTATGATGCGGTTCAGACATTTAAGGAAACGATTCAAGGCACAAGCGCAAGCGGAACAAGCGCAAGCGCAAGCGCCAAAAACGCTGATGCCAGCGATTCGTTTGTGAGGGATGCAATCGCGCTTTACATTGGCAAGATTGAGCCGCTGAATGCCACGCTCATGGAAAAGAAGTACGTGTATTCTGCCGTGGAACGGGATGGGGACGACATGTTTCGTCTGGTGCAAAAACCGTACACGCTGGAGCAGCTGGAGTTTGAGATTGACGTGCCCAGCATCACGGTGGAGGCGCGGAACAGACAGCTGCGCGAACGGCTGGCGCGCAAGCGCAAGAACCAGCTGGCCGCGTACATTTTCAACTGGACCAAGGACCAGGAGCGAATCACGGGCGACGTGTATGAAGTGGCGAACCTGGACGACCCCGACACCGGCAAGGACGAGCTCATTGAGTTCATTGTGGACAACGGCGTGCCCACCACCAAACACGGGAAAAAAAACAGAGAGAAATCCAAGTGAAAAATATAATATGTGTAAAATGCATCTAATACCACAATCCAATCATCCCCAACAATCATCCATGTCTGTTATGGACCACATTTCATGGCCGGCATTCATCGTGAGTTTCGCAATTGGCGTGTTTTATATCTACATTTCTCTCCCCAAACAGCGCGTGGTCACTGTCTATCCCACGCAGGACAACGAATCCTATTTCAACTTCCGGGACAAGGCGCACAACTGCTTCCGGTTTGAGCAAGAGACAAAGGAGTGCCCCACCAACGACGACACGCTGAAAACAATTCCCATGCAAACGTAATAGCAATATTTGCATTTGAACATTTAAACAAGTCATTGCAAATCATTTAATTTAATTTAATTTAATTTAATTTAATTTAATTACATTTTTACATTTTACAAAAAATAAAATATAGTTATAAAACAACTTAAACATTTAGCATTTGATAATGCAACTACATGACTTCATTCATTCTTCCGCAAGCCGTGTGATCTTCGGAATAATAATGGGTCTGGGTCTTTCCAGTTTATTTAGGAAGACGTGCCACGGGCGCAATTGCATGGTGTTCAAGGCGCCCGACATGGCGGAAACCAAGAAATTCACGTTTAAATACGACGGCAAATGTTTTAATTATAAGATTGGTAGCACGAAATGCGATGATTCACGGGTGGATGTTGTGCTCTGACATGTTAGTATATTGATTCGTCGAATGTTGTTTCAAGCAGTTCGCAACGAGCAGCGTGGTCTAGTGGTTGGAAGCCTGATTCCGAAACCCGAAGATCCCAAGTTCGAATCCCGGCATGAAACTGCGAAAAAAACCAAAAAAAAACAGGTAAGTGTCCCACCAATCCCCTATAGCTCAGCGGCAGAGCGCCATCAAACATCGTCGGTCACTCCATTAGACCTGCAAGGGTCCGAAAGACTGATGGTTATCGCCTTATAAGCTGGAGGTCACCAGATCGAAACTGGTTGGGGGAATTAGGGACACAAACCTGGAAACACTTCGGCAGCTTTACAGAAGCGGCAAAGGGGGCAACAAGCGCCCCTCCCAAACCCCATCCATTATCAATTGATTCAATGAGAAGAGGGTCAACCAACATTGCACCGCCTTAGCTCAGGGGCAGAGCGCCAGGCTCATAACTTGGAGGTCGTCGGATCAAAACCCACAGGCGGCATTCTATAATTTGGTCGCTTTACAGAAGCTACCCGTCAAGCTGGACGTAAAACGCAGTAACCAACCATGTTACCGGTGTGGCGCAGGGGCAGCGCGCGGGGCTCATAACTCCGAGGTCATCCGATCGAAACGGATCGCCGGTATTATTACACTTCGGTCGCTTTGCAGAAGCTACCCGTCAAGCTGGACGTAAAACGCAGCAACCAACATTGTAACCGGCGTGGCGCAGAGGCAGCGCGCAGGGCTCATAACCCTGAGGTCATCCGATCGAAACGGATCGCCGGTATTATTACACTTCGGTCGCTTTGCAGAAGCTACCCGTCAAGCTGGACGTAAAACGCAGTAACCAACCATGTTACCGGTGTGGCGCAGAGGAAGCGCGCAAGGCTCATAACCTTGAGGACACCTGATCGAAACGGGTCACCGGTATTATTACACTTCGGCAGCTTTACAGAAGCTACCCGTCAAGCTGGACGCAAAACGCAGCAACCAACATTGTAACCGGCGTGGCGCAGAGGCAGCGCGCCGTTTCACTTTGTGGGCTCATAACCTTGAGGACACCTGATCGAAACGGGTCACCGGTATTATTACACTTCGGTCGCTTTGCAGAAGCAGCAAAGGGGGCAACACCCCCCCTCCATTATCAATTGGGAGGGGTTCGGGGAACGCAGTTCCCTGACGTAAAACGCAGTAACCAACCATGTTACCGGTGTGGCGCAGCGGCAGCGCGCCGTTTCACTTTGTGGGCTCATATCATAACTCCGAGGACATCCGATCGAAACGGATCGCCGGTATTATTACACTTTGTGCGTTTTAAAGAAATGCACAATAGGAGGACAATGCATTGTCGTCGTCTGGCTCAATGACGCAAAAGAGAGTGGGTATGGACCCGGTGGTTGTTCTGTTCACTGATCATGACAGGTGCCAATCACAATGAACGGGACGTCTGCAGGCGAGAGAGGGGCTTGCAGTGAGGTGAACACCGCTTCACTTTAACACTAACACTCACACACATCCATAAGCGCATGCACAACTGCATATTTATAAGGAAAGGATAAAAGACTGATAAAAGGCTAAGGGAAGGAACTATAAAGGTAAAATATGCTGCATAACCACATCCACCACACTAACATATTAAATTACTAACACTTCATTACAGGTAGGGAGTACTTTTTTATTAAATTTTATTATTTATGAATTTGACAATAATAATGAAATAATATGCGAATGATTTAGGAAGCTGTGTGAAGATTGCGTTATACTGCAAAAACATGAATCTATGCAATAGATAAAGTGCAACACACAACACGCAACGCAATCAATTATAATAATCACAACAGATGAGCGACACCACCAGCATTGATGATTTGCCCACCGCATCCGGCCAAAATGCCAACACCCAGAATCAGAACATTGTGATCCAAAAAACGGAACCTGGAGCCATGTCCTATGTCCCCGATTTAGCGCCTTTGAACCAACCACAACAACACCAACAACAACACCAACAACAACACCAACAACAACACCAACAACAACACCAACAACAACAGACGCCCCTCAATCCCAATCAGCAACCGAATCAAAAACTCATGAACGAACTGGTGAGTGGGGTGCAGCGAGCCAGCATGACGGGCATGACCGCTCTTCCGTCCCGCGACATTCCACGCGATACTAGTGGCATGATGCAGGATGCGCAGGTGCAACCCACCTATGTGCCGCAACCGCAGCGGCATGTGGACTACATTCAAGACCACGAAACGAGTTCCACGCTGGAGCGCGTCATGCACCAAAACACGCGCGGATCCAATCGCGCCGACACTTTAGAGACGTTTTACGAGGAGATTCAGTCGCCGCTCATGCTGGCCATTCTGTATTTTGCGTTTCAACTGCCGGCAGTCAAGCGATACATGTTCCGATACCTGCCGTCGGCGCTGTTCAATGCGGACGGAAACGCCAATCTTACTGGGCTGATTGTTACGAGCGCCATGTTCGGCCTGTCGTTTTACACCCTGCAAAAGAGCATGACCCAGCTGCTGGAATCGTATTGAATTGACATTCATTGATGGATGATTTCTTGATTTAGGTTTTTTATTTATATGAATTGTTTGTTTATATAAATCAAATTTTAAATGCGAAGAAGTTTAAAACGCATTGTCAAGCATCGGCGCAAACGCAGCAGCAGCAGCAGGCTGCCTTAAATGCCTTATTAGAATATGACTGATTAAAGTTATTTTCGTATAATTCAATGCATTATATTCTATCATTTGTTGTAGTGAATCAAATGATACAGCACTTTTTAGCGCAACTGCAATTGCAAGCCCAAAACATTCAACCCAATAAAAATGATGATGTTGAAGTGGAAGCAAACGCAAATGACCAGAAACAGAAACAACCGTCCAATCAGTCCACCCAATCCCCGTCAAATCATTTAGACACGCCGTTCAAGCTGCCCATGCAGTATTTGCCCGACGATCAGCTGTGTGCCATTGACAAGAGCGTGCTGTCCGATTTGGAGCTCATTGAATGCACCAAACCAGTGAATAACACGAACTCTGCAAATGATAATAATGCAACCCAGTCCAGGCCCATGTACGCCCATGTGTTTCAGCCGCAGTCCGCATTTGCCAAGCGCTACCTCGGCATGTGGGCCAAGCAGTTCACGACCAGCGCGCCGTTCTTGCAGGACATGCAGCGCTTCATTGCCTCCGTGTCCAAAACCCAGGACCACATCCACAACTCGGAGCATGAGCATGATCGCATTGAGGCCATTTGGACCCGCATTAAGACCGACGCCGCATTCCGCGACAAATTCAACTACATTGACTATGCCCCGCTGGACATGCTGAACCGCTCGCCCACGTTTCTCCAGTGCTACAGCATGTACAACCTCTTCTCGCCCTTATTGTCTTTTTTAATGCCCGTCATCATGCTCATCGTGCCATTTTTCTTGTTGAAGCTGCAGGGCATATCCATCACCATGCCCACCTATTTCTGCATAATCAAAATGATGCTCTCGCAGCACGCCGTCGGCAAGCTAATTTTTGACATGAGCTCCGTCAGCTGGGACAAGCGCATCTACATCCTGGTGTCCGTCGTGTTCTACGTGGTCCAAATGTACCAGAACGTGGTGTCCTGCCACCGCTTTTACCGCAACACGTTCCTCGTGCACGACGATCTGACCGCCATTCGCGCGTATGCTGAGGCGACCATCAAGAAAATGCGCGCATTTGCGGGGCATGCGCTCACATGCGGCGGCACATTTGGTCCCTTTCTGTCAGACCTGCAAAAAAACCGGGAGCAGCTGGAGCGCATGGTGGCGGCGTTAGACCGCATTGACGCGCCGGCGCTCACGGCGAAGAAGTGCTTGCAAATCGGCTACGTTATGCAGCAGTACTATGCGGTGTTTTCGGATGCGGGCATTGCGGCGTGCATGCAGTACAGTTTCGGGTTCAACGCGTTCGCAGAACACATGGAGCAGTTTGGCGCGCTCCTTGCATCAAATAAAGTGGCGGCGTGCGACTTTGTTTCCAAATCCAGAACCGACGATGCCGAAGACACCGAAGACGCCGAAGACGCCGAAGACAAAAAGAAGAAGGATAAGAAGAAAAAGAAGGATAAGAAGAAGAAAGAAGAAGCCAATTGCACCATTATTGTGAACGGGTATTACGTTGCAACCGCAATTGATGCTGATGCTGATGCTGATGCAGATGCATCATTGACGTTGACGCCCGTAAAGAACACGGTGTCGCTTGACAAGCGGCTGGTCATCACGGGTCCAAACGCATCCGGAAAAACCACCATTCTGAAAATGACGATGCTGAACATCCTGTTTTCGCAGCAGCTGGGCTACGGGTTCTACGAGGCGGGCACGCGCATCCGCCCCTACCATCAGCTGCACAGCTACCTGAACATTCCCGACACGTCGGGACGCGACAGCCTGTTCCAGGCGGAGTCCCGGCGGTGCAAGGAGATTCTGGACAAACTCTCTACAGGAACGACCACACCCCCAACTATGAAGGGGCTTTGCCCCCCGGTAAGGCACTTCTGCATTTTTGACGAGCTGTATTCTGGCACCAATCCGTATGAAGCCATTGCCAGCGCGTACGGTTACATCATGCATCTCACAAAGAACGACAGCGTGGACTTCATGCTCACCACGCACTACATTCAGCTTTGCAAACTCTTTCAACAGGATAAAACAAATTCAGAATCAGACAAACGAGAGAAAATCGCCAATAAATCCGACCCCGAATCCAAAATAAACTCAGAACATAACGGAATGAATAAAATCAATAAAATTAATAATTTGCACATGGAAGTAGCGGATCGTGGCAATTACGATTTCAAATACTTGTACACGCTGCGCCCGGGCATTTCTGCCATCAAAGGCGGGGTCAAGGTGCTATACGACTTGCAATATCCCGAGTCCATCATTGAAACCACGCGCCGCATTTTAAGCACACTGTAACCGAATGATTGATAACAACACTTAAACACATGCATTGTGGAGGGAAGAAGAGAAGCTCTTGTGTGCGTGCGGTTCGTTCGTTCAGCCACATTTAATTTATTATTTGAATGTAAGACATATTAAATAATAAATTAAATACTAATTCATACAAATTCATAAATGCCTGAATTCAGTTCTTCATTTTCGGTTGCAACCACAATATTTGTAAGTTTAGCAATATGCGCCATTGTTTCTTATGGGATTTTTTATTATTTCAAGCAGCGCCTGTCGGTAATTGAACAGTCGCAAATTGAACAGGCTCACATACTGCAGGCAATCATTTCACGCGGGTTGAAGCAACAGCAACAGCAACAGCAACAGCAACAGCAACAGCAACAACCACAATCACAAGAACATGTGCCTGGACAACCATGGCACAAAGAAATCACCATCACTCAAAATGGTCTAATTGAAGTGAGTTCTGATTCTGAGTCAGACTCGGATTCCGAGTCGTCTGCATCTGATTCTGAGTCGTCTGCGTCTGATTCAGATGAATCCTCGTCCTCTGCATCGTCGCAGATTTCAGACCTGGTCCATGCCCACGACATAAAGTGCATTCACATTGACAGCATTGACGACATTGACATTGACATTGACATTGACATTGAAAATACAGACGAAGATGCAACTCAAACCAAAAAAATAATTTCTCTCAAGGGCAACGCCGTTGTGCTTGACAATGATTCGGCGGATGAATCGTCATCATCTGATGAGGAAGACCAGGATCAATCCCAGGATCAAGACCAGGATCAAGACCAGAGTCAAGTCAAGGCCGCATTTGAATTGAAAATCGGATACAAGCACAAGAAGGAACCATTGCATCTGAATTATGGAAACATGTCGGTTCCTGCGTTGCGCCAGTTGGCCAAGGAACGTGGTTTAGGCGGAGAAGACCCCGATCTGCAAAAACTCAAAAAGAAAGATCTCATGCAACTGTTGCAATGAATTGCAATGAATTGTAATTAGGTGTCAACCCCTATAATTGCAATTTGGATTTCGGAAACCATTTAAAGAATGAACGTACAGATTTGTATACATCATTTCATTGTCTGTTGAATGAAATGCATCTTGGAATATGTGTGGATAGATGCCGCCGGTGGCATGCGCAGCAAAACCCGAGTGGTGAAACTGGATGAAAGCATTTCGTGTGTTACATCCGACCCTGGTCGTTGGGAGTGGTCGTTTGACGGCTCGTCCACCGGTCAAGCCACGGGAACCGACAGCGACGTGCTCATTCGCCCGGTTGCACTTTATGCAAACCCGTTTCACAACAATTCGTCAATGGTGGAAGCCTGGCTCGTGTTGTGTGACTGTTACAACAAGGACGGCACAACGCCGCACGCCACAAATGCGCGCGTCCAGTGCGCACAGACCGAGACCGCGTGTGCGGCCGAAGAACCGCTCTTCGGAATTGAGCAAGAATACGTACTGTTTGAATGCCCAATGGAAATACCGTATCAGTGGGCCGGTGCGGCGGATCCCGGATGCGGGGGGCAGGGCCCGTATTACTGCGGCGTGGGTGGCGACCGCTGCTTCGGTCGGAAAATTGTGGACCAGCACCTGCGCGCCTGCTTGCACGCGGGAATTGAGATCTGCGGCACGAATGCGGAGGTAATGGCGTCGCAGTGGGAGTTCCAGGTCGGGCCGCTGCCGGCAACCCAGGTGTCGGACCAGCTGTGGATGGCGCGCTACATCCTGCAGCGCATTACGGAGGAGCACGGGTGCTGCGCCACGTTTCACCCCAAACCGATGCGCACGTGGAACGGGTCGGGCGGACACACCAACTTCAGCACGGCGGCGATGAGGGGTTCCAACACCGAATCTATGAGGGGGTCTAACACCGATGCGATGGATGCAATTGTTAGTGCATGCACTAAATTGCAGGCAAACCATGCGGCACACATGGTGGTTTACGGCGAATTCAACGATGCGCGAATGACGGGGCTGCACGAAACCAGCTCCATGCACGAGTGCACGTGGGGCGTGAGCGACCGCGGGCGCAGCATCCGCATCCCCCGGCACGTTGCAAACCAGGGGTACGGCTATTTAGAAGACCGGCGCCCTGCGGCCAATCTGGACCCGTACATCGTGACCGAACGCATTATGCGCACGTGTCTAATCACTATTGCGGGCCCTGGTGGGAAATAAAAGAAACACGACAAACACACACGAAAGAAATTCAAAGAAATTATCAAATAATATAATATTTATGTTATACAAGCATTAATTATATTATTGTATTTAAACAATGAGCTGGGCCACGTGCTATGCCGGATCCAACAACATCCATTTCAACTACCCGCCAATCATGGCTGACGGACGCAATTATGCCGACTGGCAACCGGGCGCGCTCGTCAACGAGCGCATTAAGGAGCAGGCGGGCATAAAGTCCAATTCTCAGTATCGCCAGTATTTGACGCACAATGCCAGCCAAATCATGCAGGCCAATAAGCTGGACGCATGCAACCAGTGCGGCAACTGCTTGCACAACACCAGCAATCCGCTTCAACCGCAGCCCAATGTGCCGTACGTGTTCACCAGCGTGCTTGAAAACAGCCAGCCCTTCGGTTACGAAAACAGCGACCTGAAGAACTACTACCTGTCGCGCCAACAGCTGCAAGCGCGCATGATTGCGCCGGTCATCACCCAAAGCGAGCTGCTCATGCAGGGTTATCCTGCACCCAATTAAAGGTATAAATATTATTTGACTGCATTTTTATTCAAGTATAAAATAAATATTTAATAATGCAATTATATTTTTATTTTTTATGTGTTATACATATTTTATATTAACCCGTTCGCCCATACGTGTTATTATATTAAATGGCGTAGTTGATCCTTCTCTCGCAAAATCATGCAGCGATTGATTGTTTCCTCGTTTGTTATCCCCAAACAAGTGCACTTTGTCCCCCATTTTATCTCCTTTTTTGGCTTCAATGACAATTTGGTCCATGCTTTCCAACCCTAAAACCTTCCGTTTGGTTCCATTCACAAATACGCACAATTTTTCAGACGGCGTCAGTGGTATTAAATCCGCATACCCTATGGGAACTATGCCTATGAATTTATTGGCATGCGTGATGTATTTTCTATCGTATCCAATGCCTTCGCCTTTGGGAATATTTTTCAATTGAATGATAATAGACGATAGTGATAAAATTGGAGTTAAATGTTTATTTTCCTCTATGCCATAAAACCCGGCTCCACTCCTGGACAAATTGAAATCCGAGTTGTCGTAATTCAGTATGCCGTTGGTGGCTGATACATGAACCAATTCAGGGTCAATGTTTCGGTCCAACAGGTCTTGTCTCAATTTTCGGAATAGACGAAACTGTTTATTCGTAATGGCATTGTCCTTCGTTTCTGCACAGCACAGATGGGTCATCAATCCAACCAGTTTGAATTTGGGATCGTTTGATAACTTGATCGCAGCATCAATCGCTTCTGCATGAGGAACTCCATTTCGGTCTATTCCCGTGTCCACAAACAAGTGCACATTCGCCACCGAGTGTTTGGGCAATGATTTTGATATAATTGGAATGTGCGCCTCATTAAAAATCGCAATGTCTATGTTTTGGGCCACCGCATCCCTCACTTGGTCGCTGTGCACATCGTACAACCATGCCAATATTCGTCCTTTGTCTCCGCTGTTTCTGAGTTGCATGGCTTCGCCAATGGTCGCCACCCCAATGTGCTTCACATGCAACCTTCTACATATTTTGGCCATTTCCACAATTCCATGACCATACGCATTCGCTTTTAAAATGGGCATCACGTCGGTTCCTGATTTCTTTTTCAAATACTGTAGATTTTTTTTGACATCCTGAGTGCTGACAATGGCCGTGATATTTTTAAATTCGGCCGGTATTTTTGAACATTTTTTCATTGTTTTTTTGGTCGTGTTTGAATACCTTTTTCCATTGCGTTTTATGCTTTTCATTGAAGAACTGAAAAAATGATAAATGAAGAAATGGTGGTCTTATACAATTTATATAATTTATAATTTTTATTTGTAATTTGTAGTTTTTATAATTTATTTTTCGCGATGCAAAAGCACATAAACGCATGCCCCCTAATTAAAGAAATAAGTGAAATAAGTACGCATTGATGAACTCCCAATTTCAATGTTCGCCTGCAATGGGCGCAAATGCAATGGGCGCAAATGCAGCATTCAGGGTGTTGAGCATTGACGTGGGCATGAAGAATCTGGCGTACTGCTTGTTTGAATACGACCCACTGAAACTTATCGCCGGAGAAATTAAAACCCCGGAACACATGATGCAACTAGTGAACATTATGGCCTGGGACACGGTCAACCTGTGCGATCCAGACGAACCGGCGGCAGCCGCGGCCGCGGCATCTAAAGCACCCATGTGCTCCCATGATGGGTGCAAATTCGCGGCGAAGTTCGCGCATGCGCATGCACATGATTCAGATGAGGTGGCGGTATCGCATTACTGTACCAAGCACGCAAATGCTTCGGGGTACAAGATGCCGTTGCCTTCTGGATTGGGGTCCACCAAAACCCTGAAAAAAATGGGCCTGGAAGAATTAAGGGCATTTTCAGGCGAATATCTCTCTGTGTCCATTCCTGAAAAGAGTGAAAAGAGCAAGTTGAAGTTGCTGCAGCACGTGACGGCTGCCTTGACGGCTGAGTATTTGGTTGCCGTCAGCGCCAAGCCGAAGGTGGTTTCCGCGGCGTCGTTGGACTTGATCACCATCGGGCGCAACATGCACCGGCGGTTTGATGCGCTGCCGCATCTAGCCTCCGGCATTGACGTTGTCATCATTGAGAACCAGCTGAGCACGCTGGCCACCCGCATGAAAACGCTGCAGGGCATGATCACGCAGTACTTCATCATGCGCGGGGTGCCGGACATTCGGTTCATATCTGCCACGAACAAGCTGAAGCTGTTTGCAAAGGAACAAGGACAAGGTGCCGAAGACTGTTATGCCGACCGGAAAAAACGCAGCATAGAGATCACGCGCTCATTGATTACGGCGCCATTGATGTCAATGAAGTTTGAGAGGCACAAAAAGAAGGATGATCTGGCGGACTGCTTTCTGCAAGGCATGTGGTGGTTGTCAGAGAACTACGTAAAAGCGCAGCGCAGCGCAAGTAAGTAGCCTTTGTCCCCGACCCCCTCCTTCTGGTGGGGCGCAAAGGCACAATGCCAGTGTTTTAGGGACGGCACGTCCGTCCCTAATTATTGCGTATGATTTAAACTTAAAAGATATAAATTAAACATAAGAATAAGATAGGTTTCATTAGTGCAATGGAAGAAGTGATTGACATTTCAAATTTGCCCAGTGTAAAAATCGGTGGTGGTAACAAATCCACCAATTTCGGCGGCGGGCTTGAATTCCTCATGAATGACAAAATGAAAAGCGGCAGCAACAAGGGGGGAGGCGACATTGACATCGGCGACTTGAATGCGCTGGAAGCTGAATTGAATGAATTGAGCGATGTGACGGTGCCGTCATCATCTTCAAGCAAGTCCGTATTTTTTAGCGGGATTGGTGCCGGTGGGTCTGGGTCCAATGGCTCTGGCTCTGGCTCTGGCTCTAATGGCGTCTCGTTTAGAGACGATCCAATTGAGTTGGGTATCAGCAACAATGGTAACAGTAACAATGGCAGCAACAATGGCTTCAATTTAGGCAGTTCAACCGCATCTGCCGCTGATGACAAACCCACCTGGGACGGGTTTGGCAAGTTCAACAACGTGCCGCTGAATCCGGACACGCCCGTGGATCAACCGCAAATGACCAAAGAAGAGCTGCTGCGCGAGAAGTTCAAGTACTTGCGCAAGCTGGAGGATTTGGAGCAGAAGGGCATCACGCTGACCAAGAAGTACTCCATGGAGTCGTCGTTGGCGGAAATGAAGGGTGAATATGAGACGCACCTGGAGGAGCGCGAGCGCCGCAACAGCGTGAAGTTCCAAGGCAAAATGCTGATGTCGGTCATCACTGGCATTGAGTATTTGAACAACAAGTTTGACCCGTTTGACCTGAAGCTGGACGGCTGGAGCGAGCAAGTCAATGAGAACATTGACGACTACGACGACATTTTCTCGGAGCTGCACGACAAGTACAAGTCCAAGGCCAAGATGGCGCCGGAGCTCAAGCTGCTGTTCCAGCTGGGTGGCAGCGCAATTATGCTGCACATGACCAACACCATGTTTAAATCGGCCATGCCGGGGATGGACGACATCATGCGGCAGAATCCGGAACTCATGCAGCAATTCACGGCTGCAGCGGTGAATTCCATGTCGCAGAACCGCCCCGGGTTCGGCAACTTCATGGGGGATTTGATGGGTCCAGGGCCTCAAGGTCAGGGCCAGGCCCAGGGCCAAGGTCCTGTTCCCCCCACACAGTCAGTTCCTTCCCGTCAAGCGCCACCTTACATTCCCAATCAAAGGCCGCCGCCACCACCGGTTCCCACCAGCGTGCGGGACCCCAATTCAGATGCGGGCACGCCGTTCCGTTCAGGAAACAACACCGCCCAGCCTCCATCCAATCGTCCTGATTTGACCGCAGCGCGCAACATGGGCTCGTCCTCGTCTTCGTCGGATCCAATCACGGTGTCCAAACGCCCCGACATGCGCGGTCCCACCGACATTTCCAACATTCTCTCGGGTCTGAAGACCAAAACCATCCCATTGCAACAAGCACAGCAACAACAATCGCAGCAACCACAATCACAACAGCCGAATGAAGACAAGACCAGCACCATCAGCATTTCGGATCTGAAGGAGCTGCAAAACGACAACCTGCCGCACAAGAGCAAGCGCCGTCAAAGGTCCGACAAAAACACTGTGAGTTTGGCGCTTGACATTTGATGCACGCGGGGACATTTGAATTTAATTTAATTTAGCAGGTGCACAAATTCGTCAGAGGGATGGCATTTTAATGCATAAACAATATAAATAGATTTGAAATAATACATTTATATTTTCATTTTTACAAAGACACAAAACAAAGATGGAGGAGGAAGAACACTATGCGTTGTCATGTGACAAGGACTCCGTTTATTTGAGCCGAGACAAGCCCAAATACATGTATTTGATTGAATTCAAAGCGGTGAATCAGAAAATATGCATTGACGGGCTGCTCACATTTGATATTTATAAGATGATGTATGAATTGAACAAGGATTTATTTGACTCGCATCACATCTCATATCCGGACCCCGCTGACCCCTCGCGCGCAGAACTGCTGTTCATTTTTAAGAGCATCATGGGTCTGGGCGAGAGATACACGCATGTTTATGCGCACATGCCGCATTTATCCCAACCATCCGTGCATGGTCAGGGACAAGTCATTCACATCAACAGCGCAAATGTTCCTAAAACCGAACAATCGCAGCTGCGACACTTGATCCCCCGGCGCGCCGAACAAATTGATTCGGACAATTCCAACATCACAATCCACGTGCAACCGGACGGGCATGCCATTCATTTTTACTACAAGTTCAAACTGCAGCTGTCCAAACCGGATGACGTGATTTCCATTCCACCATTTGTTGACAAGGCAATCAGCGCAATGATGAAAAACATATTTGTGCGCATGAAACAGTTCATTGAATGCCTTGGCTAAAGTTTAAATTAAAGTTTATTTGCTGCTGCGCTTGTAAAACGCTAAATAACACAGCAGACCAAGTCCAAGAACGGTTCCAACCACGATCACTGGCCGAGTTTCAGGGTGGGTGCTTTTTTCGGTGCACGATGTGCAAGTCATTATTTGTATACTATGGATTGTATATAAATAATTTATATTATTTTTTTCAGCGCATGTCATTATTTGTCATTTATTGTTTTTATTAATTATTCATTGCCTTTTTGTGTTTCGCTTCGTTAGTCGGTTCGTTTTAATGTCATGCTTGGCGTTTCGCTTAGTGGTTCGCTTCTTACTTCCACCCCGAGACACCACAACGTGGACTGTCGTCATTAATTTTGTCGCTGTCAATGGCGTTGCAACATTTCTGAATGTTAGATGATATTCGGTGGTACCCTTAGGATAAACTTGTATTGGGGTTCCTGATGCCACTGAAGATTTAACATCATATCCTAATTCTTTGGTACCGATTTTAGCCATACTAACTGAATTAAAATATGGGGTCAGAGTGACGTTTTGACCTGGCGTTGTTATGCTTTGAGGCGTCGCAATTAAAAATCCAACAGCAACTTTCAATGTAAATATTTTGGTTCCGTTTTCATAAATGACAGTGTCACCAGTTCCAAGTACTTTAATTTCTCCTAATTCATTTACGACCGCCACATTTGCGTTTCTACTAGCAATCTTACTTTTATTGTTGAGCCTAAATTTTCGGTCATTTGGGTCTGGTTTGTGAATGAATCCATATGTGCCAGGTTCTTCTAATGGAATCAAAATGTGTTGTGGTATCGTTTCTGGTGGTGCTGGTGCTTCCGCTGCCGATTTTGCTTCCGCTGCCGCTTTTGCTTCCGCTGCCGATTTTGCTTCCGCAGCCGCTTTTGCTTCCGCTGCCGCTTTTGCTGGATCGTCTACCACAACAGTGAATGTTACTTTAATTGGATTAAATTTGTCAGTTTCGGCCTGATTTAACGTGACAATCGTTTTTCCCACTTGTTTCGCTTTAATTCTAAGTGAAACACCACTTGTGGTTACGTCCACATGATGATTGTCGGTTTTAACCGACAAATTACCGTCACTATCACTAACTTGTGACATCTCAATGGTTTCACCTACCATCATGTAGTCAAACTTGTGGCCATCCAAATTTTTACCATCACCTATACCTGTTTTTATTGTGGGAGTTTGCTTTGGCGATGTTGGTGCTACCACTGCTGCTGCTCCTCGTTTTCCTTGTGATGCTGGTGGCACATTGACCATGATAGTTTTTGTTGCATGACCGAAGTGATTAGTCACTTTCAGCAAATAAGATCCATTTCCAGGAGGAGGTTCATATTCCATTGGATGTCCTGATCTAATAGAAATAGATGCATGTCCTGATCTAATAGATGCATGTAACATTTTCTGAATGTGCGTGATTGTTGCAGTTCCATTTTCAAATATTGCAGTAAACTTTAATGTATCTCCTAAATTTGGGTTTTCTGGAGAACAAGTGAATGATGTTATAGTAGGTAGTAGACTATTAGCAATTACAGATTCTGCTGGTGCTGGTGCTGGTGCTGGTGCTGGTGCTGGTGCTGGTGCTGGTGCTGGTGCTGGTGCTGGTGCTGGTGCTGATACTGATGATACTACTACTCTTCCTCCTCCTCCTCCTACTGGTGGTGGTGGTACTCTTGTTCCTCCTCCTCCTCCAAATGTTCTTGTTCCGCCCGAATAAATTTCATCATCTGTAAATCGTTCCAATTCAACATTTAATTGTTCGTCATTTGAAATGGTGGGGGACACTGCGGATGAAATAACATTTTTAAACGGTCGTATAACATGCTCCACTGGAACAACAATGACATTTGAATACCTAGGATTGGTTTTGGGTTTACCCGTTAATAACCACGTTTGTGTATGTGTTAGTAACCACGCTTGTAGATTTCCCCCATTTGCATTTACACCATTTGCATTTACACGAGTTATTATTATTCTATCCCCCGGATTCAATGCCTCCAGTTCTGATCCGATGTTTTTACTGACTCCTTCCTTGGTGGCAACCCGGTTCATATAAAGCGCCGTGCTTTCGGTTTGTTTGGCTGCATTCCAACCCAATGCGGCAGGTGTTCCATTTACGGCACCAAGTTCTGCATCATTGTATGCCTCTGCAAGTGTCACTAGCGCATTGATGCCATGGATTTTATCATTATACAATGGACTAGCCGCCCAAGAAGAACCTGTAATTTGCGCCTTTATTTTGCGCAATGTTTCCACATTGGTGGTTTTGAGAGTAGGATTTGTTGCGTTGTCAACTGCGGTAATCAAGGTCACAGCTGTCCCAGGCCCAGGAGGAGGAGGAAGATCATATTTTGAAGTGTATCCATATGATTCTGAAGTTGTTGGACGCCCGAGCCGTTTCAACACATTCTCCACCGTGAAATTTTTTGAATGCGTTTTCAACCCGTTCATCATCTGGTCCCACACAATTTGCGCATTGGTTTTAAACATGTTGCCATCCAGCGCGCACGCAAATTTCGCCACATCCGTGCCCGTCATGTCCGACAGTTTGCCCTGATACAAATACAGCGTGAGCTGAATCACAAACAGGGGGAAGCTGAAGCATTTCCCCGACTGCGCACGAATGCCCATGAGCTTCGCAAAATCGGGGAACTTGCTGCTGCTGCTGCTGCTGCTGCCGCTGCTGGTGAGCTGCTGTAATGTAGCCTTGTCGTCCCGCTTTTTATAAAACAGCTCCTTATTCCACGCGTAATTGTTGAACACCATGGATATTCCATTGTGCAGCATTGGCGCATTTCGGTGAAACATGTTTTCCAAAATAATGCCGAGATTTTTTTTGAATCTCTCCATGTTCGGCTGCTTTGAAACGATGAGAGCCGCCGAAGTTTGGTTTGTTTTTGGTGTTTCAGGGCGACCATAGTATCCATATCCACCAAAGCCACCATAATAGCCACCACTGGACGCCTTTATTTTTGCGTCTATGAATGGTTTCAGCAACTGAGACACGGGAGCTGCGCCCGCAATTTCACGCACCCCGATGTCCTCAAACTCCATGAACTGCCATTCCTTGGGATCCAGCAATTTGGGGCACATGAACGGGTTGTGCAGCGCGCTGGAATTCGGGATGAACGCGCCCTCGGCCACCGCCGTCGTGAACTTGGCGTCCATGGACCACGACATTTTTACATCAAGTGCATTGAGCGCAGCAAGTGCGTCATTGATTTTGTCATTGTCTGCCTTCATTATCTGAATTTCGTCATACTTCATTTTTGACAACAGCGTGAGAATTTTCTTGGCTTGCGTGTAAGCGTATACCGCATTTTCAAATGTATTGTTGGTTCCCGAAGTGAATGCACGATTGACATAAGGACCATAATTCACAGATGTGTTTGTATTTGCATTTGTATTATCTGGATTGTCAAATGTTGCATTGTTGGACCATCCAGCATCAGCAGGAGCAGCAGCAGCAGGAGCAGAATCAACATTATTGGAATTGCTCAATAAATTGTGTAAAATCATGACATGTTCATCAAATGAACTAATGTAGGCATTTCGGGGAAGTGTTGTATCTGGTGCTGCTGCTGCTGGTACTGCTGCTGCTGCTGCTGGTAATGCTGCTGCTGCTGCTGGTAATGCTGCTGCTGGTAATGCTGCTGCTGGTAATGCTGCTGCTGGTAATGCTGCTGCTGCTGCTGCTGCTGCTGCTGCTGATGTTTTTAATCTCATTCTCCACCAACTCACCATGATATTTGTGGAGTTCCCTTTAGAATTCGGGTTTGATGCAGCATTGTTGCTAGTCATATATGTATTGAATCCTCCTCCTGGCACAAAAGGAACTGCTTGTACCCCATATACCCCCAATGGTTGAACAGGCTTATCTCCATTGGTTAACTCAGTTGGATCAATCTGATTCCAATTTTCCAAATTAGACACAACATTCTCCATTTTTTCTTTGATTCCACGTTCCAGATACAATGATTGAATTGATCTAAATGCATTTTGAAGACAAGTGAGCAATTGTTGTGGTGAACCGTTAATTGCCTGATCCATCACCTTTTCAATGTTTTCTGGCCATTCACCCATATTTCCAATGAATGCGCAAGGACTACTGCAATAATCTACAAAATACAGCAAATCATTCTTACTCAATTGATCCGAATCAGGATACCATTTCAGAGTAAAAAAATCATCCATGTCTGCAATTTTCAAATGCAAACTCGTGTCCATAGCCAACGGATCAGATTTACGTAAAACTGACAGGCGTTGATTTACATAATCATCATATAGCCTCTTGACAGTTTGTTGATTTGCAGTGTCATAATACAGAGTTACACGAATTGTGGATTCATACAACATGCTGTAATCTCTTATTGCAGAAAAAAATGCATCACCAATGAACTGTTTGTCAGATGAATTGAACGCATTCAAATTGTGATCTTCCAGTTCATACCCAATCGCCATAATTTTAACACAAGTGCGTTTTTTTGATGCGATGTCACTAGCGTTTTTGTCGGCGGTTTTGAAGATTAGTTGCATCATTTTATACATGTAGTCCATGCATGCACGTTGATTCAATGTTCCATCCTTTGCGGCGAATGTTTTGCCCGGAAACCAAGCATGAATGACGAATGTATTGCTTGGCCCACGAAATGGTGGCACAATGGACATTAATGGTGGTGGATAAGCGGTTGGCAAGTTCGGTTCAGTGAAATCTTGCACAGCATTGACATTGGGCGGTGGGCGCATCAGCTGAATGTGTTTATTTTCCCATTTTGGCATTCCAATAACCTGAGGAGTGTGCATAATACTGCATTCATACTGATAGTATCCTGGTATAGTCCAATTGTAAAATGCATTTATCAATTGTTGGGTTGTCAAATTATCGGTAGCATGTCTCACTGAATTTTGCATAATAGCCTGATAATTTAGTATATCGTTAAAATGGGTCATTTGGTCAGCGTTCAATTTGGCGAGTAATTGTTGTTGATTCATAATTTCTCTTGGAGAAACATATTTCTCCTTCCAATTGATCGTTTCAGTTCCGCCCATGCTCGGTTTATTGGTGGTTCGTTCTTTGGGTAATTCTTCCATTGGATTGTCAAATCTCATTTTTGGATAAGACGGGAGTGGTTCGGGATTGATGTGATATTTGTTTTCAGTAAGTGGATCTTCCACTCTCGTCCACCCTTCTTTCAGTTCTTTCAAATCGTTGTCACTCATCTTTCCCAATATGTGTTGAATCAATTCTGGATTCTGCTTGAATATCCAAGTGTAATCAAAATACACCGGGCCGCAAATGACATATAATTCATCGTCATGAATGGTTTCAAATTCGTTTTTTTGGCGTTGTTGCAGTTGTGGTGGTGTGAGGTTTTGGTTTTCATTTTCAGTATCATTTGATGCATATAATGTTTTCAAATAATTGGCATGTGGCAGCAAATTTGCAGATACATTCTGATCGTGTGCATCTGCAACTGTTGCAATGCCGCCGGTGCCTTGTGCCTTGTCGCTGTATTTTAATAAGGAAAGCAGCGTGTCATTGTCGTATGCAAATGCAGCAAAATTGTCAAGATTGTCTATCACGGAATCCATTGCTTTTTTGATTGCGGCCAATGCAGGATCCTTCAAAGTGCCATTTGCTTTCACAAAATTCGTAATCGCCAGTTTGGCTGCGGCATACACCGCATCTCCGACAGCACATGCGGCGGCGATCAATGGACGCAATTGTCCAACAACAATTGATGCAGTAGCGTATGCATTTAAATGTGCTTGAATTTGTGGTTTTAAAATGCCAGCACCTCCGTCAAACTGAGTGTTAGTAAATAATTTAGTTAATATAGTAGCTGCATTTGCGCCACCATTCTGTTTCACTTCACCATAAATAAACTCACTTGTTGCAATTGCTACTGCGCAAATGATGGAATGTGATTTGGTTTTATCGCATGCATTAATTGCCGCATTTATGCACGCTTGAAACGTGGCTGGTGGTTGTGGTGGTTGTGGTTGCGCATCTTTAATGCTTTTAACAATCGCCTGCTTAGCTTCCTTTGTAACAGTTGCCGAGGGTGTCAAATGGCACGGGTATTTATAATACAACCGTTCAAGCAATTTTTCATAATTCAGATTGTATTCCGGCGTGGATTTAAACGTGTATAAACGGGTTTTATCTTGAATAATCTTCAATTTGTTATCCTTGCGCAAAACTTCCCGATTGGGCAAATTATTCCCTGTGATGATGCCTCTTAAAAAATGGGTTATAACTTCCACGTTGTATGAAGGATGGGCATAACGTGTTGGATTTGTTGTATTTGTAAAATTGACAAGCGTTGCGCGATTGCTGGTCATTCTTGAATTTAATGGAGGGAGATAATTCAAAATGCGTCCAAATGAACCAGTTACGGCGGCGGGGTTCTGATTATCAGTTTTCATGTACATCAACTGGAAATAATTGCAATAATAAGTTAATGCTTTTTGAGGTATTATCACAGAAAATTGGTTATTCGGAGGAGGAGTATCATTACAGAATTTTGATGCAAATGGGAGATATTGCAGAGAATTGTCAACCGCAATTGGAATTGCAGTGCCAACCGGCGTAGTGTAAACTATTACGAACCGTTCATCCCCCTTTTCGTCCAGGTTGACGGGATTGTTAACGGCCGACAAATCATGCAAATCTAGCACATTCTTCATTCCATCTGTGATTTGTTGCACGTTGGCATTTGCCTCCTCAAATGATTTCTGCATCATTGCAATCATGCGCTGTTTTGTTGGTTTATCAAATTCGTTCATGAATTTTTGAAACATGTCCCATTGCATGAATATGCTTGCCGCCGCGTCGTTCATGTTCAACTTGCCGAACTGTTTTTTGAATTGTTGGGTTGATTCGTAAAATGCATCCACCTTTTCTTTGGTGAGGTCAATGGAGGTTGGGACATACACCACGTAGTCGCACGATGCGTATTGAGTTTTTTTTTGTTCTGCATCCAAATCCACTGGGGCAGACGTCTTCATTACGACCGCGGGTTGGGTCAAAATGGTTATATTTTGTGGATTGTTTGTCTTGTCCCTTTCTCTGATGTCTCTGTCTCTGATGTCTCTGTCTCTGATGTCTCTGTCTCTGAGGTCTCTGTCTCTGATGTTCCTTTCTCTGTCTCTTTCTCTGGCTTTGTCGTCATTGGCTTTGTCTTTTCCAGCCACGATGGAATTGAATGTAATGATGAGCGGATCATATGTTTCTTGTTTCAAATTTGCTGAAAACCTGGAAGACGACAGCGCATCATCTTCCGCTCCAAACAAATTCAAATCCATCCTCTAAAAATGTCCTCTAAAAATGTATCAAAATTGAATAAAAATAAATATTAAACTATGTTTATATTTTAATATTTCAAATGTTATTTCCATTTCCAATCCCCCATCTAAAATTTGGCAGATCGGAATGCAGTCAAATATGAATTGTATTTCATGTTTTCGCGCTGTTTTTTGGCCCGTTCCAGCACGTCCATGGCATCGCTGATTTCCTTGTCGGTCACGATGTTGCCCGGACCGTGCCCGGCTTTGGATGCGCCACCGATGGCTGCTCCGCCGCTGCCGCTGGAATTGGATGATGATGAAGACGATGATGAGGGTCCGAGGCCCATTGTGGCGGATTGGGACATGACTCGGTACTTGTGCGGCATAATGCAGCATTGGCTGTTGGCATTCAGCCCGTAGTCGGCCAGAACCACAAACACGGCGGTCAAAACGAGCGCGATTACCAGATCACGGGTGCCCATCCAACACACCGAAAACACCAGCAACTCTTTGCTCAATGCCGTCTTCAGAAAATTCTCGGTGGAGGGGTCCAGCTTCAGTTCAATGTACCTGGAACCAATGTTGAGCATGATCATGACAACCCCGGCAAAGAATAAACTGTTGTTCAGGCGATACACCGCATAATTGAACCACCCTCCAATAAAATGAAAGGGATTCATATTCATTGCGTTATTTATGTTGAAGATGGTTGAATGTTATTGAATTGATTATTATTAATATACTGTAACAAAATAATATGTCACAAAATTGTTGGAAAACCCATTAAGAACGATATCGTGAAAAAGATTCTTTTAATTTGTCTTTCACATTGTTCGCATTGTCTTTGACGTAATTTTTTGCATCCTGAATGATGGAGTTTTTAACCATCGGGGTGAACCCTTCTTTTGTGTTCATTTTCCAGTTGCATTTCGGATCACATAAATGAAGAATTCCTGCACCTTGATCTTTGCCATTTATTGGATTTTTAGAGATGCCGCAACTATTCAACGAAGCAAAATCAATGCGCTTATAAGATTCGCCAACATCTGTCATCTTTCCACTTGAATCGTACGCCATAAGTTTAGAATTGGGATTTAAAGCGTAAACCAGACTATCTATACCATCAACTATTACTTTCGTGCAAAATTTTTGCTTAAATTCGTCTGATGTATTCCACGTATCTGACGACGATGACGACGATAATGAAGTTGTGCCAATGATGGGACTAGAAATCGGAAATTCAAACCCTTCGGTTGTTTTTATAAAATGACTCTTCATAAAAGCAATGATCACTATCAATGCAATGATGCCTGCAATCCGATGATACAAGGTTGATGCAATGATGACCAATACCATCGCAACTTTGCCTAAAATGGAATCATCCATGACCATGAAAAGATTTTGAGTTAATCAATCTATAATATTGTGCAATATTTTTTTTAGGTTATAAGACGAACTGGAAACGGAAACAATAAGATAAACAAAAACAAAATATTATCTGCTTATTTTATTAGGAGAGAGATGTCTGGATATTTGCAATATTCAAATTATGGTGAAGATGAAAAACAAACACCATCAATACAATCAACACAATCAACACAACACAAACGAACATTAAGGGCAAACCAACGAACATTACGATCAAAACAACCCAGTTATGAACCAACCCAGAACCAGAACCAGAACCAGAACCAGAACCAGAACCAGAACCAATCACAGCAACCACCACCCCTACCTCAAAACAAGCATGCGCATGAACTCATTCAAAAAATACATAACAGTGGCGGCAGTGACAGCGACAGCGACGACAATGAAGTCTATGCCCAGAACACCCAGAACACCCAGAACAACATGCAAAAACAGTTTCAAACTGGACCCGTGTTCAATCACAATATGTATGAGGCCGCCAATGACGCAGATTTGAATGCCCGACTGAATCCCGCCCTTGCAAAGGAAGGCTTTGCTTCAAAGACTTTAGCCAACGCAACCACCCCCAATCAGTATCCCCAATACATGCCGTCGGTGTTTCAGGCCTCCAATGATGCTGCAAACGAGGTTGAAAATAAGGACATGTTACTGCAAAAACTAGACCACATCATCTCTCTTCTTGGGGATCAACATGACGAAAAAACGGGTCACGTGACTGAGGAACTTGTCCTCTACTGTTTTTTAGGCGTGTTTATCATTTTCATCGTTGATTCATTCGCGCGAGCCGGCAAATACGTGCGTTAAATGTGCCACCATTAATATCGCGCGAAAACAATTTAATTAATGTGTTTTATTAATATACTAACACATCAATAATTCAAATTCATGATGAAACACTTGCGAATTGCACTCGTCATCGTGCTCATTCTCATTGTGCTGGGGTATGCCTATTGCAAACACTTTTCAATTGAACCATTTGTGGGAAGCAATTTAAACATAAACATAAATCACAAGAACATTTATTGTTTTTGGACAGGAAATAATGAATTAACAGAAAATAGAAAACGATGTTTGACCCAATTTAAACAAATGTGCGAATGCAATGTGATTTTGGTGGACACATCCAATTTGCACAATTATGTGTTAAAGGAGCATCCTCTTCATCCTGCCTATGAGCATTTGTCCGAAACGCACAGGGCTGATTATTTGAGAACCTATTTCATGCATTTTCATGGAGGAGGATACACTGACATAAAAGAAACAACGGGGTCTTGGATTGGCGCATTCAATGAATTGAAAAACGACGATAATAAATGGATGTGCGGTTATCCCGAAACCTTCAACGGGGTGGCATATGGACCGGTTGTTGACAAATGGCGAGAATTAATTGGCAATGGGGCTTACATATGCAAACCACAAACGCCATTGACCACGGAATGGTACACCGAAATGGTTGGATTATTGGATTCAAGATTGGACAGATTGAAACGGTTTCCTGCAACACATCCTCAGGACAGCGGTGATGGGTCAGAAGATTATGAAGGTTATCCAATTGAATGGAATGAAATGTTAGGAAGAATTTTTCACAAGGTGGCCTATAAATACAAAGCACACTTATTGAACACACTACCTACGCCCATTTTTAGCAATTATAGATAAAAATGTGCATAGATTTTCCCACAGTGTCACAATTTAATTATTAACATACTAATATATAGTAATAATTCATACCTGCGTGATGAAACATTTTGGAGTTGGGCTTTTGCTGGTTGCACTGATTGTGATGGGGTATGCCTATCGCAAACACTTGTCAATTGAACCATTTGGAGGAAAAGGAAATGTGAGGTTCAACGGATCTTACCACCACAATCCGGTCATGTGTTTGACGGGAAATAAACGAATTCCGTGCACCGCATTTAGCACCGCATAGAATTTACCACATAAGGTTTAACATCGCTCACATGAAATCAATTCGCCGGTTTGTAGAACAGGTAGAAGTATTGATGCTCTTTTTGCGCTTTGACAAGATCAATTTGTCCAAGCATGTTGAATCCGACGCCCGTTGCCTGTTCAATGAACGTCTGCGGAGGCGGCATTTTGAAATTGCGCACGTTTTTGCGCACCTTGCCCGTTTTGTCGTCGGTGAACACTTCCATGTATTGCACCATGTCGTTCGGGAAAATTTGCACGTCCGATTGGTATTCAAAATCGTTGAATTTGACGGTGTTTTGCGCCGTGCTCCGGTTCCTGTTGTCAGACGATGTGTTCGTCTGCTTGGATCCCAGCAGGCCGGCGGCATTGAACTTGCTCGGATCCACTAAATGCAGCACGAAGTAGCCGCCGGGTTTCAGCCATGTGTAAATGTTGGAAAAGAGCTTCTCCGTGTCACGAATGTAATACACCTCAAAATTCATCATGGACACCAGCGTGAAGCTCTCGGGATTGAATGACGACACCACGGTGGGATTCCCCCGTACCAGGTTGAGATTTAGACTGGGATACGTCTTTTTGGCCTGCGCAATCATGTCGGACGAGGATTCAATGCCGGTGATGTCGGTTATGCCGTTTTGAATGAAGGCGCTCATATAAGCGCCCGTTCTTGCACCCACGTCCAGCGCAATCGTTTGGTTGGATATATCGGGATATTTGTTGATGATGGCCCCCACTTCATAGGCGTTGTTCACCTTTTGGTTGAACAGCTGGTCGTAAACTGCCGCATAAAACGCGTCCTTTGTGTCGGCGTCCTTTTTAACAATCACGTTGCCGGTGCTGCTGCTTTCGCCGCTTTGCACAAATGATTCTATGAACGATCCCGAATAAGGTTGGATTGCATTTAGTCGCTGAAATTTATTATAAGCCGAAACCAGCAACAAAATCGTTATTGCGAACAACAAGACCCCAAACCACGCATTTTGTTCAATGGATTTGCAAAATGTGTTGAATGCATTCATTGCACCATTCATGATACTCATGCTATATTGATACTTATTGGATTGGTTTAATATATGTTATATTGTTATTTTTTTTACATAAGTACATAATAATTGCATTAACATATATTAACACATCAACTTGCACCAACCCAATATTCATTTGCAATGAATGAACATGAAATCAATGATATTCGCACGGAGTCCGATTTCAAAGGCATCACTTTTTCAAAATACAAAAAACCTGACGTGCGCAAAGAACTGCTGAACTGCCTAAAAAATGGGAAAATAGAGGAAGCCTGCTATTGGACCGCCGAGTTCGTGTGCGCCGGGCACTACCAAGAGCTGTGGGACATTGTTCTCACCTGCTTTGGCAAGCACATCCACTTGGCCAACCCCAAGCTGTGCCTGTATTTGGAACTGCGGTATGAAGCGTTCAAGGAAATTGTGGCCAACGGCTACATCGGCAACGAGTTGCGCATGCGCAACAACCCCCGCATTCGCTCCCTCTTCGCCGAAATTGCGTGCGTGCTGTGCAACTCCAAAAAAAAATACAGCTTGGAGGGCATTAAGGTAAAAAAAACCGACTTTGACAGCACCGCCATGACAAACAAATTGAAAGCGCCCAACGTGTCGTACGTTAGTCCCGTGTTTTTGCCCGGCGATCCGAAAGAGCTCTTCATCGCCATCAACGAATTCGCGTTCCACATCTCTAAAGATTCCAAAAACAGCCTGCTGGCTTCCTACTGGTTGGAATGGGTTATGGAGTTTGAACACATATGCCGGATGAAAAAGCAGAAATGCGTGTGCGAGCGCCGCAGCACCATGCCTGTTGATCCCAAATTTCAAATGGACCCGATATGGATCATTTGGGAACTGGTGCTGGGTCAAGCCCGCAATTTCACGCCCCTAATGCCTAAACTCATGCAAAGCATTCTTAAACTGTATTGCCTAAGATACACCGACAGTGTGAAAAAAAAACGGCGGTATTTGATTTATTTTGCGATTTGCTTGTTGACGGAGCCGTTTGTGATGTCCCAGGAAATGGTGTCAAACAAGGAAACCGTTGAAAACGTGGTGAAAAAGATAGACACCGTTTACAAACAAGTGAAAAAAAATGAAATTGCACCTAAAACTGATTATTTGATGGGTTCCTCCAGTGGTGGAGGAGGAACAAAATCAGATTTAGATAAAACAATTGAAAAGATGGACAAACTGAACTCAATGAACACCATCATTCGGTTGGCTTAGCAGGCGGAGTTACAGATGCTGGTGATGAAGTTGAATTGGAGCTGGTGCTGGAGCTGGTGCTGGAGCTGGAGCTGGAGTTGGCATTGGCATTGGCATTGGCATTGGCATTGGCATTGGCATTGGCATTGGCATTGGCATTGGAAATCAACACCGTTTGAAATATTCGTCCATAAGAATACATGTTGTATGCGTGTATTTATTTTATCTTCTTTAAATATATTACATTATTAGATATTTCATTTTAAGCAATGAATGCATTAGAACAGGGTGCTGCAGCGCCAGCACTTGCGCCAGCATCTGGATTTTCGGTTGCATCATCCGAAAATGCACCTGACGAATCATCGTCAACCACGACCTCATTGTTGATGCGCGCATTGCTAATTATATTGCTGTTGGCACTCATTGGATTTAATGTGTTCACTTATTTAGATGACATAACCGCGTGGTTCAGCGACACATTCGGGGCGCCGTTTCGTTATGTGGCCCGAATTTTGGGATACGCTGCAGCAGATACCGTTAAAACCACGGTGGATGTGACTGCCCAAGGCGCAAAATCAGCAGTTGACATTGCCGCTGGTGCCGCAACCAGTGGAATTGATGTGTTGCAGAAAACAATTGAACAAAGCGGTCTGCCGGGCGACACAATCAAACACAGTCAAGACCAAAGCAAGCTTGATGCCAATGA